CCTTCATTCCATTGAATAGTATGTCGTGGAGTAATCATACCTGCTAAGAACGCACCTAGTACAAAGTGTAATCCAGCCCAGTGACTAAATGCCGCCATACATAAGACCATAGCAACTGTTAAATTAGCATAGGATTTTTCGCCAGCAAGTTCCAAAATCTTTGGCCAGACAAAATATAGTACTGCTAATACAGCAAAGAAAATACTTGAATAGATAGCATACTTTCCCATACTAACAATAATAGCAACTGTGAGCCATAGGACCAAATCGTCGAATGTAACTAGTGCCAGTAGTTTACGACCCATGTTACTAGGCCACATGCCAATTTCTTTACAAGCAATTACCAGCATCGGCATAGCTGTAATACAAGTAGCTACACCCATTCCCCAGGCATATTGCCAGAATGGACGTTCAGTAGTGTGCCAAACAGGATCGTCGAAGAACAATAAGAAACTACAGCCTGCTAGTAAAATAGGAACAATAATAACTTGGAACGATTGTGTCCAAATACTATTACCTTCTTGTGCTATAACTTCTTTAGGTTTAAGTTCAATACCGGCAATAAAAGCAAAAATAGTAATTGCTAAAATTTGAATAGCATCTAATCCTGTTTTGATTGGCGCAGTAAATACTGTGCTAAACAGTTCTGGATAAAACTGGCCCAGGGCACTCGGCCCCATACAAATACCAAACGCAATTTGCGCCATTGGTAGTGGAATCCACTTTTCCATTCGTGTGATTTTTAATAGTAGCCACGGTACAAACACCATAGCGGCTATAATAAACAATAAATTACCCATCAATTCTGCCCCATTTAATTTTCAGCCATATTCTTTCATGAATATAGTAATCTATACTTAAGAGAATATGTAGTGCTGTGGCAAAACCTGTAGCACTACTGATATCTCCTGTAAACAAATATGTCCATAGGATAGTAAACAACCATGCTGTCACACGGTATGTTAGCATCCTTACAACTGTTCGTTTTTTAGTTTCCATTATTTGCTCTGCGCTGGAAGAATGTAGTTGTATTCAGCCAATCCACTGTCCACTGTAATTTGCATAGCACCTGCATCTGCAATACGAATTGTTTTGTCACCAGCTAGAGCTAGAATGCTCATAACTTGTGTAACAGGCCAAGACCAAGATTGCTTCAACTTGCCAGTAACACCTGCTTCGAATACAAACTCGCCTGCGTGTGTCGATGCATCGCCAAAGCTAAACACTAGATTGCTGCCATCTGTTTTAACTTGGAAGACACTTTCTTCGCTGTGTGCAGCCGCTTGAAACTTGAGCTTTTGAATACTAGTAACAGTAGGTTCAAATTCAATGTTCCATGCCGCACCTTTAAATTTAACAGTTTTCAATTTCTCGTTAACTACTTCTGTGCTCATGAAACGATAATCGTTTTCAAAGTCGCCAGCGGCATTTTCGAAATGCAAGCCTGTCGGAATAATCTCGCCATTGCGATCCGCACGAACAACACTAATCTTAGCTTGATCCTTGTACTCTGGACACTTCAAGTGAATGTCTAGTTTATTCAAATTTGGCATACCAAAGATGCCTTCGAATTCATCAACTGGTGATTTTGTCTTAGCACTGATAATAACTGAACGATCTTCAGCCATTGCTTCAATTTGTGTTTCTGTGGTTGTAGAGCTAATCTTTGCCAAAGGAATAATTCCTAGTTGGTGTGTATGCGCCACGATGTCTTGTAAAATGTCTTTCATATGAGTCTCCATGATTGTTTATTATACATTAGTTTTGCCTAATGTCAATTTATTTTCTTACCGTTTCGTTATAGTCAATTGCCTGATCTAAAATAGTAACTGGTTTATTTAGGCCGTAGGCATATTTTCTAAATGCTTTTGTATCCTTGGGGAAGCAATGCCCGCCAAATCCTCTTTCACTATCTGGCCCAGGAACAACAGTATGACTGGCTCCTATGCGCGGATCGTGTGCTAGTATTTGCCTAACCACATTATAATCTGCACCGTTTTGCTGGCACAGGTCATATACTTGATTAAAAAATGCCACTTTAGTAGCAAGGAATGTATTAGCTGTATATTTGATCATACTAGCTTCTGTAATCGAGCAATTAAAAAACAGTTTGCAATTGGCCAATGATTCTGTAAATAAATCTTGCCAAAAGAATTCTGGATCTTCACCGCCCAATACCATATGTTTCTGATTGGCAAAATCTGCATTAGCAGAAATTGCTCTGAGAAATTCTGGACTATAGCAAATACTATGTTCTGGAAAATCTACTGCAAGTTGTTCTACTTGATCAGGTAATACTGTAGATTTAACTAAAATAGGAACATGCACTGGAGTTGCGGCAATGACATCGCGTATTTGGCTGTCATCGCATCCGCCGTTACTAGTACCAGGAGTTCCTACGCAAATGATAATACCATCTGCATCATAATGATCTGCAATAGCATCTTGATTATACTGTGGATCTACAATGGCTATTTCGTTTTTTGATTTAAGACTGTTAGCAACAGCCTTACCAACAAATCCATATCCTGCAATTATAATTTTCATATTAGAACTCGAATAAACTATTAAATGTATTTTTCTCTTCAGTACTACTAATATTCCAATTAAGAACACCAATCAAGTTATCTAATTTATTGTCGATAATTGTTTGTTCCATTTCAGCATCATTAAATGGCAAGTCTTTAAACCATTGCGGCAATCGCAACTCGTCTACAGGATATGCAACACTAGTAAATTCTAAAGGATTATGTTTGAGTTTACAAACAATAACTTTTGCACCATCAGTAACACCCATGCTATATTTGTCTCCAAACATACGCTTTAGTGTATTCCAATTGATGCTAGCACGAACGTGCCCGGGCATATTAGTCTTACCTGACTTGGCTTCTTTAGCTTGATACTCGGTAATGTTATTAGCACGTTTCGGACTGCCTTTCTCCCAACCTGGTCTGGCCTTAAAGCGACCACGGAATTCAGTAATGTGATCCAATACTTCTTGTTCGCCTTTACCCATTAGAACCATTTCCAAAACATCACTTAAGAAGTTTTGAATAAATTCAGGAGTATCACTACGCTTGAGATCCAAGCCCATGGCCTTAATCTTTCCAGCTTTGCCTTCCTTGTCAGTACGTTTGCCTTCCTTGTCGTAGTACAGAACCGCATAACGCTTCTTAGTAATGAACAAGCCTTTTGACGCAACAATCTCACGACCGGCTTTAATAACTTCGCCACGTGTTTTTGGACAATGGAATGCATCTAACATAAACTGTGGAAACGTGCCGTTAACTTCTTCACCAATTTGGTCGTACAGTGAAATAACACTTTCCTTAGTCCACGGAATCTGCCCTGCTTCGATTTCTTTTTTAAGTGTAGTATAAGCACTAAAGTAACACGAGTCTGTATCACCGTATATAACAGCTTTACCACGATAGTCGTAATCGCCTGTGATAATCTCATTTACTTTACCAGCCATGTGTTTAACAATGGTTCTGCCAGTCAGTGTAGTTGATTGTCCAATACGTTTATCAAAGAAGCGGCAACCACTATTAAGAATAGCACCATACAAACTGTTCAAGTTAATCTTCTTAACCAACTGACGTTTGTCCCAGTACTCTTCTTCAATTTTGTTACCAGCGTTAATAGCCTCTTTTAGTTTGGCCTGCATCTCTTTACGTTCAGCATACCAACGCTTGAGTAATCCAGGAATAATACCTTCTTTCTCGTAAGTGAAGATTGTACCGTTAGCACTAAGTACCCATGGTTGATTGCTTTCGAAAATTAATCTATATACCTCAGCCGCTGACATAATATCGCTATCACCATTCTCCCAGTCGATAGTAATGTCTGTGCCAATGGACTGCTCCATGACAGCAGTATACTCAACACTGCCGAACATACCTTCCCACGAGGCTGCAAAACTCTTGCCCTTAGCCATATGGTTTGAAATGTATTCTTCAGTTGCAGTATTTCTCAACTGTCCAACAATAGTCTCCGGGCCCATGTTAAGTGCTCTAATGGCACTAGGATACAGTGAGTTAATGTCTAGAGAACCGATCCAATCATGCATGCCTTCTTTGGGATATGCAACATATGCACCAGCAGCCGCAGTATCTTCCCGTTCGTCTTTCTTAATACGATTGGGCACGACAAAGCCTCTACGATGTGCTTCGTTAATAATAGCCTGTTCAGTTACAGCTACCGCACCCATTGTTGTTTGTAGCAATACTGTATTTTCATGTGCCAGTGTATTAGCCAAGTCTAGGAACTTTAGTTTCTTATCAAGTCTATCTAACAGCGCACAGTCTTGCCTGTTGTATTCAATGAATGTTTTAAAATCATTGTTATACAACTGATCCAGTGTGCCTTCGTATTGTGTTTTACGTTCGCCTAGTTCATATTCAGCAATAGCATCCAAGCGATAGCTATGACGTTCTTCATATGTGTATTTGCGATATAACTCGAGACTGTCTAAGTGTACACGGCCTACAAAGTCATACGTAACAGAGTCACGTCCAAACTTTTCGTATTCACGGCGCTTGGGGAATTGATTGAACAAACAGAATCTGCGTGTATCTTCTTTGCTAAGTGCCTTAGTTACGCGGTTAACAGTATAAGGAACGTCATAGCCTTCGCTATTCCAACCAGTTATAATGTCTGCATCTTGGATAATGTCCAGGAACGCATCTAACATTTCTGCTTCTGTTTTAAACAGCATAGTGTTGGGAAAGTCTTTGACTTCTTCCAACGCCTGTTCCATAGTTAACGTCTTTGGCGGAACAGCAAAACACACCATAGTATCCAGCCACTGTAGGTGAACAGCAATCGCAGTAATTGGCATGAATGCATCATCTGGAGTGCTATAGCCACGCTCTGGATCAAAGTCCACCTCAATGTCGAAGAACGCTACGTTTAGTTTAGGTGCGTCTTGATTTTGATAGTTTTCACTTAGTGTTACGAAGATTGGATTGATATCGCTTTCGTATAACCGCTTGCCACTGTTAATGGCCATTTCTTTGCGGAATTCCTTTGTGTTTTTACACACGACCCTTGATACTGGGTCTCCATAGATGGATTGGAATTTACCTCTAGCATCATCGTAATATAATGTATGCTTGACAGGAATATCTCGGTATTCTCTGTCGCCTTTTTTATTTCGTTCAACAACCCTGATGGTATCATTATCACGGTCGAACCATGCGTCTACATAACTCAAATTTTTTCTCCTATGCAATTTTAGGCTTGCAAATACCTACGTAATCATTTGTGGCTGACTAAACCTTATTATACTATACTTATCACAGAATAGCAAGCGATATATTAAAATCCGATATACTTTAAAGGCCAGCATCTTGCCGGCGGCCAAAATGTTCTACTGTATTTTGGTTTAATCTTTGCACCCACAATACTTTGTCCGTATGCTAGTAGCAACTCGACACAATAGTGGTCGACTTCTTCTTTAATTTTGTCTAACTGGGCTAGCCATAACTCTTGTTGCTTGGGCGGAACGCCTAACCCTAATCTCGGTCTCAAGTATTCATTTAACCACATAACATACTGTCTCGGACTTGGATGTGCTTCTAAATACTTCTCACCGGGCTTGTCTGCGTTGTTAAAATACCAATCTAGTTCTGGATTTCGTTTTGCACTAACGCCGATGGGTTCGATCCAATGCTCTTTATGGTCGCTCCATATATTTTTATAATACGGTGCCAAGTCGGGTATTTGCATTCGTATATCTACTTGCGGCAAATCTGGAAACAAGTCGCTGCCTAGCTTTGTCCACTCTCCGATACTGGTCATGAACCATTTACATCCAGTGGACTTTAATAAGGCCTGAGTTAGAATCATATGATTCAAACAATTTAGAATATATCCAGGCTCGTGAAAGAAGTCTTTAATCCATTGTTCTGTGAATACATCCTGCTGGACAAGATTAAACATGTTGCCAGCAGTTTTCCAACTCATAGGAAATGGTCGTTTAACACTGTCTGGATTAAAGTAATCGTGCCTTAGATGGCTAGTCCATTGCACGACTACAATATCGTCTTTGGTAAACTTGTTCTTTACATGACATTCGGCAATACGCTCGGCAATAGCTCTGCAACCGATACCAGTTACTCCCCAGTTCTCATATTGATCAAACTCTAATCCGAGAAAGTTTGACCAACTTGGGTAATGTTCAGTAGCTGTAAAACTACAGCCAAATGTAAACAGTCTAGCCATTGCCGATTAAATACGTTTTGTAATATCCAAGATTGCTTCGATTTCTTCCCAGTCTTCGTTGTAAGTTGACCAGTCGCCCTTGTGTGCAATCTTAATTGCTTTATTAATAACACTAGGCTTTACTTGTAATTCTTCTGCAACTGCTTTAACAGTTTCTTTTAAGCCTTCGCTTAAATCTTCAATTTCACGCAAAACAGTTGATCCTTCGCTGATCAATCGTTCTAGTTTTGCTTTTTCTTCTGCTCCGTAACTGCGTCCTGACATAGTAACTCCTTGGTAATGTCTTATTATATACTAGTTATCTTTACAATGCAACCACTAAGATAATTTAGAGGTGAAAATGGCAGAACGAGTCTGCCATTTATTGATTAACCGTGAGCTATTTTGAGCCAGCGAGCCAATTCGTCTGAAGATTCCTTAACTGCTGGAGTAAACTCTGTTTGACTACCTTGTCCAGTTACTTTAGCAATGGCATTTTGTGCTGGAACAATGTGTGATAAAATCTCATCGTCTGCACCTTCGCCGTTATAACGTGCAATGATTTCATTCATTTGGTCAATAATTGCTTGTTGATCTGCACTTGCACTGCCTGCACTTGGACTTGCACCGCCGCCTGCATTGCCGCCACTTGCACCGGTGTCACCTTGTGTAGCACCTTGTGCAATTTGGTCTGCTGGTGTTTTGGTACTGTCTTTGCCGCCTACTAATGCTGCACCGCCAAGGCCGAGGGCCGTTCCAGCTACTACTTGTGGGTTACGACCTACTGTTTGTCCTGCTTTAAATGCAGTTGACGGGCCTTTGTATTTTACATTAGTTGCCTTACCGACATTTGGTAACGGAGTTACTGTTGGACTTTTAACGCCTTTGAAGAAGTTTTTAGCACCTTTAAATAAGTCGGCAGCAGTTGACTCCTCGACTGATTGTGCGCTTTCAATGTCTTTCAATCTATCACGCAAGTTACCTATCGATTCTGATTGAGATTCATTAAATTCACCTCGCTTGTAGTCACGTGCAATGTTAACAGCATCTAGCCCCAAGGAAGCACCAGTGCCTACAACGGGCACTAAGTTGGCAGCAGTTGATGCAGCCGCAATGCCTGCTCCAGTCCAATCGCCTTTCTTGGCACGATTAACAGTATCATATGCACCATATGCCGACCCGATAAACGGTAATCGTTTTTTAAGAGCATCCCATACTGCACTAGTAGTAGCTTTACCAGCCGCAGTACCAATAGCTTTTTCGGCACCAGACACACCTGCTTGACTAGCAATTTTATCTACAGCACCCGGAGCCTTTGTTAACTGATCGGCCATGTTAGCAAATGCTTGCTGTCCAGTTGACGGCCCTTTTAATTTCACATTGGTAGCTTTGCCTGTGTTTAGTGTGTCTGCATCTTCTGCAAAATATCCAAAACTTTCAAGTAAGCTATTTTTAATAGATGTGCTTTCATTAAGCCCGCTAGCAATCTGTTGTAATTTTTCTCTACCACCTAGTGCAGCAATATCTTCCTCGCTACCATGATCCAATGCAGCTTGAGCTTCTATAGGTTTTAAGTTATAGTCGCTACCGTCTTCATTAAATCCAGTTACATTGCCCATTATGTCGACACTTGGCATAGATGAAGTATCTTTAGCAGGCATACTAGTCTGCGAAGGAGATGCACCACCGCCTGATTTTTTCGTACCCTTTGAACCTCCAGCAATCTTACTTAGACTATCTCCGGGTTTAACAGTATATGTAGAACCATCGGGCATTTTTAATTGTTGGCCTGGCTTGATTAAATTAGGATTATCTCCAATAACATCTTTATTTAAATTATAAATTTGTTCCCAACCACCGCCGCCTGTAGTTGCTTGCGAAGCTGTATTAGGTTTAACAGGAGCACTTACACCTGCGGCTAGCAGTTGTTTTGTTAGCTCGTCTAACTTTTTCATATCAGCGGCTGCTCTGTCAGCATCGCCAAATTTAACAGGCTTCTTCTCAGCAGCAGCTGGTACTTCTGCTGGTGCTGGCTTCATTATGTTTGGCTCACCTGCTGGCTTGTAAGTATCCCAAGTTACACCTTCTGGAAATGGAACAGGCTTCCCATCAATATATATTCCGTCAATGCTAGCAGGATTCCATTTAGAACGATTCTTTGTATCGCCTTGCCACGGAACAATAGCGTAACCACCACCTTCACCACTTTGAGAAGTTTCGTGCCACCAGCTACCATCCGGTGTTTGCATTACTGGATTCTCGTTACCCAAGTTTCCTTTGTGAAAGTGTGTTGGTTTGAATTGAGTTGGAGCAGTAGCTTCGCTGATATATGTACCAGCTTGTATTGCTTCTAATTTGTTAACTAATGCTCTGTAGTCCATGTTGATTATCTCTTAATATTTTTCCACATGGCAGCAGCGGCAATTTTCTCGCCTTTCTCACCACCACCGGCTTTCTTTGCTAGTTTGTCAAAGCTCTTACCTGGTTTACCAATGTCTTTACCAGCAGCCGCTTTTTTAGCTGTGGCAGACTTTTTAGC